TAATCGCGATAAGGAAGCCGAAGAAAAAAAAGCATTTCCCCTTTAGGGGGGTGGGGTAGGGTTCCGTTGGGGAGTCCCACTAAACGCAACGACAACTTCGCCAAAAATCGTGTTATACACTTGATATGGGAACCTCTTCTACTACTGCCCATATGTTTCGCCTATGGTGCGGGGGAGCCAAGGCCCAATGGGCGAAAGACCTCACGATGAGCGACTTCATCCGGGCCTATGGTTTAGAGACACCGTTTTTTCGCCTGGAGTCCCAGAAGAATTTATCTTTTGCACCCAAAAACGTAGAGAAGGCGAAGTATATCCGGCGATATGCAATGCTTTACCCACTTCTCGGGCAGGTACTACTGGATGAACGTTTTGGTTCGGCCCCGAAAGCGTGGCCCAAGGTGATGGCAGAGGTGTTCCCAGTAGATGATGCGCCTAGTCCCTATGAGGTAGCATGTGCTGTGCTTCGGTTCCCATGTTCCCACTTCTGGGGATTCATAGAAACATATCCAGATGAGCAGGTAGCGAGTGCTTTTATGTGGTACTTGGCAGGGGCACCCCCTAAAGCAATAGCGCAAGTGCTTGATATAACTACACAAACACTGTACCGGCGTCTCGCTCACCTACTACAACGGGCAATGGGAACGGCCAAGTTTGTCATATGGGTGGTTAGTACAGATCTCATGCCTGTAGTGACCAATCAGTCTAGGGCACGGGCGCTTGCTGCCCTATATCGGGGCGAGAGCATCTCTCGATGGCTACCCGATAGCCGGAATAGCTTCCGCATCTACGATAGCATCGTAAATACACCCTATTTTCAGGCCCAGTTAAAGGCTGGGCAGGCAATTAAGCGTATTCCGCGCCCCATTTACGCAGATGGCGTAGTGTTTCCCACTATTGAAGCTAAACGGGAGTGGGAATCTACTGATACTCTCCATACGCGGTGGATATCGCGCTATCGACATCGATTGAAAGAACTTAACCCAGAAGATATTTGTGCATGGTCAAGACTTCCGCTCCGTGTGCCGGTATATGATAGGGATGACCCAGAGGTGAAACTTGAACTTCGACGACGCGCTAGAAAACGACGACAACGGAAGCTTGCCAATGCAAGTTGAGGACGATGAGCGAGTAGGAGTCCCTAATTTAGACACCCTGCTCACTGATAAGCGGGTGCGCTCGGTAGAAGACGTACTCGATTACGCATCTACGTGCGCCCTCGCAGTGGCTAAGGGGAATGTGCCAGCCAAACTCAGTAAAGAGCTGAGGCTGTGGGGCGAGTTGATGTATTCGTGCGTCCAAACGCAGAACATCGTTAATGGCGATGGGGATGTAAACTTCATCGGGCAGCTAATCCAGATCGCAGGTAACCCAGAGGCGCCGACACTCGCTTCGGCTGCGAAAACGATAGACGTAAAGCCTGAAGAGGTATCAACTATCGTACCGGAAAAGGTGGCTGCTAATGAGTAGTAAGCCAACGTCTTCTACGGGCCTACCTGGGGGCGCGGGGGCACCGTCAAGTGGTCAGCAGCCAAATTTGAATGCCGCTCAGTTGCTCCACTTTCTGCAATCGCCGTCCAAATCGCTTCCAGCTTTTGGTCAGGTACATGACCAACGGACGGGACAGTTCGTACCATACGACCCTTACCGACTGACGAACACGCTGCAAGCAGAAATTTTGGATTACCTTTCAAATCCACCACTTACGAATACTGGACAAAGTAAATTCCTCACTGTCTTAACGGCGCGGCAGATGGGTAAGTCCCTCACATCTGAGTATGGATGCTACCCGAAGGCTGCATTTACTCCAGGGCATGACCATGTATGTATTGCAGATACTAAAGACCGGGCGGAATATCTCCACAAACGTGTTCACCATCTGCACGAACGCTGGCCCAATAAGGTTCGTAGTCGTACAATCCCCAATCGAGAAGCGAGGCAGCTAACCTTCCGCCCCATGCAGGGTGGGAAGATGCGTGTCCTCTCAGCTGAGACGGGAGCAGTAGGTATCGGTCAGTCACCTGACTCCTTCCATGCATCTGAGTGCGCTTTCTGGGCAGATTTCTCTGGATCCATGTTCTTGATCTGGCCATCACTCATGAACCGGGATCATGCGCTAGCAATCTTCGAATGTACGCCGTGGGAAGCCCGGTCAGACTGGCATGAGCATTGTCTTGAAGCCAAGAACGGTGTTGGTCGCCATACCTACCTATTCAAACCATTCTGGGATGGTTGCCTTAATCAGCGCCCTTGGGATCCTACTTGGAAGCTGGAAAATGAAGAAATAGATTTGCTAAACCGCTATGGGTCTGAGGGTCTCGGTAAGGAGCATCTAGCGTTTCGTCGTTTGATTATGTCTACCGACGTAAAGATTCGCCGTAATCCAGAGTTCTTCCGAGTCTTCTACCCATTCGATGACCTTAGTTGCTGGATTGCTTCGGCCCAGTCAGCTATCCCCGCCCATGTTCTTGAGAAGCACCAGAAGACTGCGACAGTTCGTTGGCGTGGTCCGTACATGGAGTATGAGCAGCCCGAGGCTGATGCTCGATACGTCATGGGTGTTGATCCTTGTGGTCACGCTGCCCGAGATCATGCGTCATTTCAGATTCTTAAAGTTTATAATGGCGAGTGGACTCAGGTTGCTACTTACGCAGATCATTCAGATCCAGTTATCTTTACTAAGGCACTGGCAAAAGCAGCAAAGAAGTACAACAATGCCCTTGTTGTCGTCGAGTCGAATGGTGTTGGGCAGTCTATTCTCGCGCTGCTTCGCGATTGGGGCTATTCAAACCTCTTCTATGAAAAGCTGAAGCGCCCAGGCTTTACCACAACATCTAAATCAATCGATGAATGTATGGGTTGGTTGACCGACGCACT